GTTTACAGAGGCTCAGTTATTGATGAAAGACAGATTACCTAAGATGAAGGTTATGGACTTTTTGACTGGGTTATTTAAGATGTTTAATCTTGTTGCGTATTATATAGATGAAGAAGGAAATCCTAGACTAACAACAAATAGACAGTTTGATGATGACAGACCCTTAATATACATTGATACTCTTGATAATTTTTATAGCGATTCAATAAACAACAAGCTAGGAGGTCTTATAGATTTAGATAAATATTTAGATACAACATCTCATACTGTAAATTCAACTTTGCCATTTACCGATATTAAGTTTAATTATGAAAAAACTGATACGGTTTTAATGGAAAATCACTTAGAGCAATTTAATGAAGTGTTTGGAGATGCTGAGTTTAATGTTAAAAGAAATTTTCCTAATATAGATAGGGGTAAAAAATATGAAATAAAATTGCCTTTCTCCCACATGAAATATGAAAGGTTATTGGATTTAAATGTTGACTCTACATCTCCCACTAAAGATACTTTAATACAGTGGGGATATTGTGCAGGTGGTGATTTTAACCCAGATGCAGATGCTGTTCCTGCTCCTACTGGAAATTATGATACGTTATTGATAAAACCATTATTATTTTATGGCATAAAAATAACTGATTTACCAGAAGCAAGTGTCGCTAACGGAAACAGAAGCGGTAAGATTAATTGGATTTCTACATCTCCTCCAACTGGGCTAACTAGTTATTGGAGACCATCTAATTCAAACGATGCTGGAAATACAACAACACCTCCAACTTACAACTTAAACTTTGACCAAGAGTTTGATGAATGGCAAACAATGAATTATGGGGATTACAGCAATTCATTATACAATGTATTTTACAAAAACTATATTGAAAGTGTATTTAATCCAGCTAGAAGAATGTTTAAGGTTACAGCATACTTACCTGCTAATATACTTATAAATTATAAATTGAATGACCAAATTAAGATACAAGATAAGATATTTCGGATTAATTCAATAACAACTAATTTGATGACTGGTAAATCTGAATTAGAATTACTAAACATCTTTCAAGACCAAATAGTAGAATGATAAAGCAAATATTAGAATTATTATCGATAGATGATTGGTATGGGGTATCTGATAATATAGATATTGCTAAAGGCAAGTATAAAGGAGTAGGCAGTATAAAAGAAGCTAAACAACAAATAAAAAGATATTATTATGGCAGATAAGAAGGTAATTGCTATTGAAATAAAGGTAACGGAGAAAAATGCTGCCAGAGCTGTAAAAACAACTAAGAAAGCTGTAGATGGATTAGCCGATTCTACTGAAAGATTATCAAGAGCAAATAATAAAAACAGGGCACAATCAGGGCTTAATAATGCAATACTTATTGAAACTGGTCGTGTTGCTTCGGATGCAGCTTATGGTATTCAAGGTGTAGCTAATAACATTGGTCGTTTACTTGAACTAGGTCAAGAATTCTCAAGAACAAGCGGAAAAGGGCTTGGAGGAGCGTTATCTCAATTAGGAAAATCTTTACTTGGTGTTGGCGGTGTAATTGTTGGAGTTCAATTATTGCTTTCATTCTTACCTAGAATACAAAAAGCATTTCTTAAATGGGCAGGAGCTGTTACTTCTGTTAATAAAGCCTTAAAGGATGCAACAGAAGTATATGGAGAACAGATAGGTAGGCTTGAGACCTATGTTGAGATGCTAAATGATTCAAATGTATCTGATGAACAAAAAGCAATTATACTTAAAAAAGTTAGCGATGAACACGAAGGATTAAATCTTCAGTTAGATGAGACAAATAAATTAACTGATGATTCAATAGTAAGAACTGAAATTTTAATTAAAGTTCTAATGAAAAAGGCTCAGTCTCAAGCAATATTAAATGAAATACAAGAAAAGTATATTGAGCAATTTAAGTTACAAAACGCCTCATTAGTTGAATCAACTGGCTTTTTAGAAGTATTTCAAGGTATATTATCTGGAGCAACAGATGGTCTTGCTGGTGTTAACTCTATGGTTGCAGCTTCAGCAAAATCAAGAACCAAAGAGCTATCTACAATAGCAGATGATATCGATAAACTACAAGAGAAGTTAAAAGAATTTGGAATATTTCCAGATGATAGTGATGGATTATTAGGGGGTAGACTTAGAGCTTTTAAACAAAAACTTTTAGATTTGTCTAAATTAGAAGAAAGATTTAGACAGCAATCAGAGCTTACTTTTATACTAAATGAGGAAGAAAGAATAATAAAGCAACAAGAGTTTTCATTAAGAGATTTAGATATAAGGGTTCAGCAGTTTAAAGATAGAGAAAAATTAAGATTAGAGGAATTTGAAGAATCATCAAGAAGTGATGAGAAAAAAGCTGAAGCTAAAAGAGAATATTTAGAATCTATAAGAAAAGCTGACGAAGAGGCTGCTGATGTTAGAATTCAGATATTTGCATCAACTGAAACTAAATTGTTAAAACTTGAAGCTGACCAATCAGATAAAAGATTTGATTCAAACAGAAAAAAACAAGAGTTAGAAGTATTAAATTTAAAATATTCTTTAGATGCTAATCAATATTACTTAAACGAAAAAATGGCTCTTCTTCAGAGCGATATAGATTTTGAAAACTTTAGGTTAAAAACAGCCAGACTTTCTGTTGATGAGAGAGCAGAAGGGGAACTAAAATTAGCACAATTAGAACAGCAGTTGAATGAAACTAAGTTGCAGCAGAAGTTAGATTTCATAAAAGAAAACCAACGTATAGACCTTATATATGTTGGCTTTGCACAGCAAACATCGGACTTGTTATCTAATATAGCAGGGGAAAATGAGGCTATGCAAAAAGCAGCATTACTTATAGAAAAAGGTGCTGCTGTTGCGGATATTGTAGTTAGGACTCAATCTTCTAATCAAATTATTAGAGCAGGGTATTCTGCAAAAGCCGCTTTAGCTCCTGTAGGAGGTGCTGCGTTTAAAGCTATTGCACAGGCTGAAATAACTAGAAATAACATTGGTGCAGCATTATCTATAGCAAACATATTGGCAACAACTATATCTTCATTTAAACAACCATCTGCTGGTGGTCAAGGAGGTGGAGGAAATGTAGAAGCTCCAGACTTTAATGTAGTCGGTGCATCACCTGAATCACAACTTGCACAAACAGTAGCAACATCACAGAAACAACCTTTGAGAGCCTTTGTTGTTCATAAAGATATTGTAGATGCTGGAGAAGTATATGAGAATATTATAGACAGTGCTAGTACTTAATATAAAATTAAAACGAACACAATAATAGCAATTAATTTAAATATGAGAATAATAGAACTACTTATTGACGAAGATGAATTGCTTTCAGGTATTGAAGCTATTAGTATAGTTGACCGACCTGCAATTCAAGAAAACTTTATAGCACTTAGCGAACAAACTAAAGTCGAACTAACTGAGGTTGATTCTGAAAAAAGAATACTTATGGGGGCTGCATTAGTGCCTAATAAGAATATCTACAGAGCCGATGGTGAAGATGAATATTATATATACTTCTCAGAAAATACAGTAAGAAAAGCATCAGAACTATTCTTAATGAGAGGCAATCAAAATGAGTCTACATTAGAACACGAAGCTAAACTTTACGGATTATCAGTTGTTGAAAGCTGGATTATAGAGGATGAAACCCACGATAAAAGTAGAAAGTACGGAATGGAACTCCCTGTAGGAACTTGGATGGTTTCGATGAAGGTTAATAATGATGAGGTTTGGAATAACTACGTTAAAACTGGCAAAGTAAAAGGATTCTCTATAGAAGGATATTTTACTGATAAGGTGAATATGGGAGAGGTTAATCAAATAAGTGAAGTGGAAGCAGAAGAAATATTAGTCGAGATGGCTGATTATATCGCCTCTAAGAAGCTAGATTTAAAGACCTATAGTGATTACCCTCAAGGTGTCGTAAACAACGCTAAGAGAGTCTTAGAATGGGTTGATAAAAATGGTTGGGGTTCTTGCGGTACTGCAGTAGGGAAGCGAAGAGCATCGCAATTAGCATCAAAATCTAATTTGACAGTATCAACAATTAAGAGAATGTATAGCTTTCTGTCTCGTCATAAGGGAGACTTAGAAGCCTCTAAAAGCTACTCGGATGGGTGTGGTAAGTTAATGTACGATGCTTGGGGAGGTAAAGCAGCTCTTAGGTGGAGTAGAGGTAAACTAAAGTCATTAGGCGAAATAGATTTAGCAGAATCAGATGGTGAGGGTGATGTAAAGACATCTCCTAAAGCACCTAAATCAGACACAGCTAATCCTAGTCCAAAAGGAGAAGGAACTGCCAAAGGAAGTGCTAAAGGAAAGACAGGTGCTAAAGTAAGTTCTGCTGACCGTAAAACTCTACAGAAAAAAGCTGATGAATTTAACGATAAGTATAGAGATAAACTTGCTTATAGTGTTACTGTGGGTATGTTGGCTAGTGTATTTCAAAGAGGTCTAGGTGCTTTTAATACAAGTCATTCTCCTAAAGTAAGAAGTGCTAAACAATGGGCATTAGCTAGAGTAAATGCTTATTTATATTTAATGAAGAACGGTAGACCACAAAATCCAAAGTACACTACCGACTATGATTTATTGCCAAAGAAACATCCAAAATCAAGTAAAAAATAATGGGAAAGAATACAGCATATAGAGTCCATGTAGAAGATGTAGAGCAATCTGTAGTTGATAATGTCAATATAGAAAATGGTGCGATGTTGCGTACAGATAGTGCTTTGTATATGGGGCATAATAATGAGAATGTAATTGTATATCCTCAGAACTTAGGGGCAACTCAAAACTTAGGTTGGGCAAGATATGATGATACAGAATATCATTCTGAGTATAAGCTTACCTTGGAACAAGACTCAGAACTAGTGCTACCTAACAATGCAGGTAATGTAGTAAGAAGCCATTCAAGTATAGAATTTTATAATTCCTCTACACAAAAAATATTAGGTGTAAACGAAAATGACACATACATTATAACAATAGCATTTAAAGCAGAAGCTGCAAACGCAAACCAAACTTTTTTAGAGTATAACTTAGAGGGTAGTGGTCAAATTTCAAGATTAGCAGGAACTATTGCTTTTCCAAAAGGAAATCACGAAACACATTCAGAGAATATAATGGCTCAATATTATACCGATAGTACTTTTGTAAATGATGGAATTCAATTAAAAGTCCTTTCCACTGGAGATGATTGCAAAATTTGGGATGTAATATATTTTATACAACGAACACAAAACGCAGGATTATGACAAGAAACAACAGGGATAGAAGTCCATCTCCTAAAAATAGCAAAAGAGGATGTCTTTGTAAAGATGGCAGAACTTATTCTAGGAAATGCTGTGATGGTAGTTTTCAAGCACAAGGAGTTGGAAATGTAACTGGTACTACCGAGTAAAAATCTAACACCTTGTTAGTAAACAATTATTTTATATAAATATTAATAATTATTATGAAGGCAACAACTTTATTAAATGAAATTCTCGAGAAGTTGTCTGTGTTAACAAAAGAAGATGAATTAGCTCAAGAGCTTTCTCAAGAGGAAGTACAAGAAGAAGCTGTTTTATCTGAACTAGATTCTGTTGACGAGACAACTAAAGAAGTAGAAGAAGAGACTACTGAATTATCTGAAGAAGTAGCTACTGAAGAAGTAGAGGCTTCTAGCGAGGAAGAAGTAGAAGATGAAACTGAGCTAAAAGATGGCTATGTTTCTGAGGAAAAGTATATGGCAGATATGGGGGCAATGAAAGCCGAAATTGAAGCTATAAAGAAAATGATTGATGAAGAGATGGGTTATATGAAGAAAGAAAAAGAATCTCTTGCTGAACAAGTAAAGGAACTTTCTAAAGAACCTGCTGCCGAACCAATCAAGCACAGCCCAGAAGAAGAGGCTAAAACAAGTTTGAATTTATACGCACAAAATAGAACTATGAGTACTGCGGATAAAGTATTTCAAAGAATATCTAACATTAAAAAATAACGACTAAATCTAAATAAAATGCCAACAACAACAACTCAAAACGCTAGTGTAGCATACAATGGGGAATTTGCAGGACAATACATTTCTGCTGCTTTATTAAGTGCTTCTACTTTGGAAAACGGTGGATTAACCGTTAAACCAAACATTAAGTTTCAGGAAGTAATCAAAACTATCTCTACTGATGATATCGTAAAAGATGCATCTTGTGATTTTACTGCAACAAGTACTATCACTCTTGATGAGAGAACTTTGACTCCTGAATTTCAACAAGTAAACTTACAACTATGTAAGTCTGACTTTCAAAATGACTGGGAAGCTATCTCTATGGGATTCTCTGCCCACGACACTTTGCCTTCTAACTTTTCTGATTTTTTAATTTCTCACGTTGCTGCTAAAGTAGCACAAAGAACTGAGCAGTCTATCTGGGCAGGAGATACTTCTACAAGTGGACAGTTTAATGGGTTAACTACTCTATTAGGAGCAGACGCTAGTTTGCCAACAGCAAATGAAATTGCGGGTACTACAGTAAGTGCTTCTAACGTAGTTGCACAGCTAGGCTCTATCGTAGATGCTATTCCTTCTACTCTATATGGAAGTGAAGATTTAAATATCTATGTTTCTCAGAATATTGCTAGAGCTTATGTAAGAGCTTTAGGTGGATTCTCAGTTGCTGCTACTTCAAATGCAGGTAGTGATAATAAAGGAACTCAGTGGTATGGTGGTGGAGCATTATCTTTTGATGGTGTAAAACTATTTGTTGCTAACGGTCTTGCAGACAATACTGCAGTAGCTGCTGAAAAGTCTAACCTATACTTTGGTACTGGTCTATTAGCTGACCACAACGAAGTAAAAGTTATTGATATGGCTGACATTGATGGGTCTCAAAACGTAAGAGTCGTAATGAGATTTACAGCAGGTGTACAGTATGGTATTGTTGACGACATCGTAACTTACGGTATCGCAAACACTGCTAACGACGAATAATAAATAATAATTAATCAATAAGAAGGGTAGGTGGTAACTAATCTGCCTACCCTTTTTTTATAAAACAATAATACTATGAGCTGTGATTTAACTGGAGGAAGATTAAAACCCTGTAAAGATGCTGTAGGTGGTATTAGAAAAATTCACTTTGTGGACTTTGGAGACTTAGGTACTATAACCTTAGTTGATGATGAAGTAACCGATATAGATGGAACTTTCGATTACCACTCTTACGATGTTAAGGGTAACTCTTCTTTAGAGACAAATATTCAAACTTCTCTTGAGAATGGTACAACATTCTTTGAGCAAGTTGTAAACTTAACTTTACATAAACTAACAAAGGAGGATAACAAAGAGCTGAAATTAATGGCATTTGGTAGACCCCACGTTTTTGTAGAGACTTTTGATGGCAAGTTATTGCTAGTTGGTAGAGAACATGGAGCAGAGGTAACAGGAGGTACAGCAGTAACTGGAACTGCAATGGGAGACTTACAAGGTTATACTCTTACTTTAACTGCTAATGAAATAACTATGCCTAATTTTGTAGATGGTGCTACTTCGGCAGACCCATTTGCTGGAATGGCTAGTGCTACTGACAGTCCCTCTACTCAGAGAGTTGTCTAATTAAAATGTACTTGTAAATTCAATAAGGGGGGTATTTTACCCCCTTTTTTTGTACCTTAGTAAAAACAATTCAATAGGGTAAAGTTATTTTGTATATGGATATACTCCCTACATCAGGAACTCAAGAATTAAAGATAATTCCTCGCAAAGATGCTGACTCCCCAGTAATTAAGATTACGGATAAGGCAACCAGAACGACAGCTACTGTTACTCCAACTAAGTCAAATGAAGGAGATTATATGGTGTTGAATGGGGACTTTGGTTTAACTGAAGATAATTTATATACCTACAAGGTACAGTTATCTGACGAAGA